GTGCGCCTCGGCCATCGTGTCGGCCAGCACCTGCGCGGTGCGGGTGTAGTTCTCAAACTGAAACAGCGGGTCATCGCTGCAGGTGCGGTTGCCCCAGAAGCGGAAACCGTCTTTACGGATCAGCGTCGTAACGTCGGCCTCGTTGAGCAGGTCGGCGTCGGTGCCGGTCTGCTGCAGATCCCAGAACACTGATGCGGAAATGCCGGTCACGCCATTAACGCTGACGTTAGACAGGGTTTTATGCCAGCCTGTGTCATTGTCGATTTTAGCGCGCAGGCCCAGCGCGCGGGCGGTCGCAAAAGCGGTATCGGATTTGCTGGTTGCTGTGTTCCACGCGACGAAATCAGGCCAGATAACCATCAGCTCACGCTGGCTGAAGTTCTGGCGATACAGGCGGGCTTCGGAAATGGTTTTGCATTCCCACGCTGACACGTAGGCAAAGGCGCGCAGCTGCTGCGCGATGCTGGCAAGCGCGGTCGCCACTGGCAGTGAATCCAGTCCCGGAACGCCGAGGATGCGCGGCTTAACGTCGAGCTGAGTCTGCGCGGCGAGCAGCGCTTTCATACCGGTATACTGGCCGTTTTCATCCGTGCCGCCGATGATATTGGACGTGGTTTCGGCTTCGTCGGTTCCTTCAGCGACGCGCACGACGACGGTCACGGGTTTTGACTGGTCAGCAATGGCCTGCAGCGCAGCGGCCAGCGTGCCTTTTTTACCGGCCTTGCCGACAGCGGCCTGCACGTTGGTGATAAGTACCGGCGTGTTGAGCGGGAAAGTTGCCGCATCCGCATCCTGCGCGGTGCAGACCATGCCGACAATTGCAGTTGATACGGTTGTAATGGTGCGCGTGCCGTCGTTAACTTCGACCACGCGGACACCATGATGATAATCAGACATCTGATGCACTCCGTTTTGAGGGTGTGCTCAGGGTGTCAGGTCAGGTTTTGCAGTGCATCTGATGGGGGTTTGCTGGTCAGTCAGCAGACAGAATTAATAATCTGGCGCTGCCTCTCGGCCGGTATGTACCGGTGAAGGGTTTTTACTGATACCTCAAGCACAAGGGCAATCTGCTGCAGTGTTGCGCCGTTCGCCAGCATTCTTTCAGCGCGGCCGATAACGTCCGGCGTCATTACGCGACGTCTGCCGCCTATGCGCCCTTTATCGCGTACAGCCGCCTGCCTCGCGTGGGTGCGCTCTATTATCAGCTCGCGCTCCATTTCTGCCAAGGCGCCCATGACTTTAAAAAAAACCTACCATCGGCGTGCTGGTATGAAATCTATTTTTGCTAAATACATAGCGTCAAAGGGATGTATAAGAAATAAGATATGGTCAATTAGAGCGGTAACTAACCACTAGATTATTTATTGCTCATCGTTTTTATTTTTGATGAACTTCATCACTTTTTCTGAAATGACTGAGATGTTCTTGTTTTCAATTTTGGCCATTTCAATATCTGCTGTGGTTTGTCCTTTCTCAAGTAATGCATTGCGCTCTGTTGATGTTAGCGCTGCTATAGCGTTAGAAAATGCAACCTTGTCATCAGTAAATTTCGCACACTGTATAGCAGCATATTTTGCTTCAATGTTAGTCATCTCATTCTGAAAATACTTTATCTCAGAAAGAGTAGACTTGTACAATCTCAGAAAAAAATAGGCAAAAACCTCAATTAGAATTACTAAGGAAAGGCGAGGGATAAAACTTGTAATAAAGGTCAGTTTATCTTCAGGTATTATTTTAGTCTCAACCACAAAAAAACCTAAAAGTGATAACCCTATTATAGTTGTAACTATCCCTAAGGAGAGATTTAGGTTACCACGACGGCCTAAAGATGCCGTCTCTGACTTTAATCTCTCAAGGGTTTGATTAAAAACGTTATCGATCTGACCTGATTTATCATTCTTGGATACTTTTTCGTTGATGTTGTTTAATATTTCGAGAGCCGTCAGCTGTGAGGTTTCATTGAGCAGCTTAGCTTTTAATGAGTCTACGATTTCGTTTTTATTTTCAGCTGAAAGTATTTCACTATCAGATGATTTATTATAATGCTCATGCTTTAAATTTTTTACTTCTTCTCTTAATTTAGCTATTTCACCTTCTGCTTCTCTCCTGTATGAAGATATTAGTCTTAAAGTGTTGCTTATCTCCTTTGTTCCATTCTCGCTTGTGTACTTGATGTGGCTTGATTCCATGAGGGGTTCAGCATTGTAATCTGGCTTATTATCAGAATTTTTTTTGAAACCTGTTTGCAAATACCGCAACATCAAGCCGAACATTGAGACCAATATTAAAGAAACCGCTACAGTATTAGCATAGCTTTCATTTATCGAAAATAAAATATAAAAAGATTCCAAAGGAAGCAGTAGCATTAATAAGCCCAGCGTCAATGGAGCAAACATTGCCATTTGACTTAAGCGAGTGAGCAAGTACATCCTTTTCGCTTGCTGCAAGTTATATTTTTTCCTTTTTAGTTCCAGTTCTTGCAACTCTTGCAACTCTTGCAACTCTTGCAACTCTTGCAACCTTTGCAACTCTTTGGCAATTTTCAGTGTATTTGCTCCATCCCTGTCTTGATATCGAGTTCCTTTAAGGGTTTTAGATTTTATTTTTTCAATATTATCAATAAGGTTCTGGCTCATTTCTCGATTATCAAACTCTGATTCAGTACGGGCTTTTGCTGATTCGCTTTTTAAATCATCAGTCTCTTCAAGAGAGCGCACGCTATCATCATGAATGGATTCTTTCTCGCTCATCAGAATTTCTCTATAGTAGGGAGTAGATAAGGGGGTAATTTACCTGAATTAAACACAAAATCACATGTGCGTTGGCTCTTTTGAATAAACCAGCATCAATCTGGTTATCCCTGATGCCGTAAAAGTCACCGACAAAAAATGGGCTGACTTATTCGCCGGACAGGGAGAAGGAAAGCTGATTGCCTGCGGTGCTGACGTGCTTCCGTACCTGACTGATCAGCCACTACCAACAGCAGAAGAACTTATCGGCCAGGCCGAATACAAGTGCAGCAGGTTGAGAGCTGAAGCTGATACGGCCATTCATCCCCTGCAGGATGCGAGCGATTTGGGGATAGCAACAGATGATGAGGCAAGCCAACTTGTAGCCTGGAAAAAGTACCGCGTCATGCTGATGCGTATTAATACGAAAGACGTGGAAAATATCACTTGGCCTGAACAGTCCGCATAAATAAAGCCCGCAATGCGGGCTTCGTTTATTCCGGCCTGACCGGCCATTCAATGTCTGGCGCTTTACTGGTATCAATCCGGCTTAGTTCTACCCGGTATCGTTTCCACTCTGCTAGCCGGGTGATCTCCTCATCTGTCGCAATACCGATATCAACCGCATCCTGCAGCGGCGCGATTGTCCTGTTTGCCTCATCCATTTCAGCAGCCAGTCTGCTGCTGGCAATCAGCACTGCGTTTTCAGCATCTGTTACCAGGGCGCTAAACACGCCGTCACTGTAGCGATAATTTACATCTGGCTGTTCGGGCAGCGCGGTGATATCCACCCATACCAGCGATGGGTGATAAAGTTTTTCAGGCTTCACATTAAGCGCAACAATTTCAGCAACGAGTTGATTTTCAATCCTGGCATAAGTTTTCATCAGCTGAATTCCTCAATAAAAATAACGCCGTCCGAGCCATAGCTGCCGATAAAGGGATCGGCACGGGTGGTGCCGCCACCGCCAGAACCAAAGGTTTTTCTTTTCCCGGATGATGAACCTTCTCCACTGCGTACACCGCCGCCCCAGTAACTCACGCCGCCATCACCAGAACCGCCCCGGTAGGGGTTAGAATTAGTGGATATCAGGCCAGGCGCATCACTGCCATCACCGCCCTGAATATTCAAATCACCACCGACAGCCGTCCCACCTGCGCCGCCAGCATCACCTGTTGATGTATTCACGCCGTTGCCTGCTGTCAGCAGACCGTTAAATGTGCTGCTCGTTGCAGACAGGGTTTCATCACTGCCACGGCCTACCACGCCGGGATATGTTTTAGCATCGTCCACATCCAGCCACGCAATCACAGTGCCGCCAGCGCCGCCGCCAGCGCCACGGCTCGTAAAGCCATTACCCCAGCCGAGATAACCATAGCCCCTGCCTCCTCCGCCGGTCAGGATAATTTTGATGCGTTTAGTTCCGAGCGTGGGCTTGTAGCTTATTGCGCCTGGCGTGGTAAAAATCTGGCGGCCAATAAAACGCCCGGAAAACTTTTCGCTAATACCGAGGTTTTTGAGAACGTCAGCAACCAGCCCGGCGTCTTTGATTTCTGCCAGGGCGCTTGCGATCTGCAGGTACTGGCTGTGTGGGTTTTTAGCGTCGGTATGATTTTTCATTACGCTGTCAGCGTAGGCTTTCACCTCGATCACAGCATCATCAACATATTTACGCGTTGCCAGCACGACTGACGGATCAATTTTCAGCGTGACAGCGGCAGTGCTGTTCACAATCAGAATCATGCGTACGGTCTGCGTCCGGCCGCTGCCCTCAGCCAGCTGCGGCTTATAGGTTTCCGGACAGTTAGCTACGGCAATCAGCACGCCGTCGGCGTCATAAAGGCCAATCTCGCGGATCCAGAAACCGCCCTCGCCTTCGGGGATAATCTGCTCAGCGATAATCTGGCTGCTGTTTGCCGCGTCAACGGTCAGCGAATTAAGCTGCGCGCGTCGCTTCTCACCGATGAGCTTAGTCTGCGCCGCGTCAGGCGTCGGCAGCGTGCCGCCACCGTCCCCGACTCCCAATGATGTGATATTCACTTTTGTGCCGAGCGCGGCGGCGTTCGACAGCTTAGCCGCGCCCTGATTGGTCAGCAGGGCAAAATATTTTGTCGTCATGCGCTCACTTCCGTCAGGTCAATAAGATGCACCGCCACGCCGGAATAACCCGGCCCGCCGACGCTGATAAGTTCAG